GCCACACCGAGAGGTGTGGCCAGACGCAGTGCATGACACCTCGTGCCTCACGGCACGAATCATACCAGAGGAGTTGTATAGCCCTTGGCTAGTAGAACTAGAAGTAGAACCCTCACCACCGAAATAGGTGGTGCAACCACAAGGGGATCCTATTATGGATTTCCTTTTGGCCCGGATTTTACTCCTGGCTACGAAGTCAAGGGGACACAGGTTACTGTGTCGGAGGGGCATCCTTTTCACTCTCGTAACAAACGAGGGTTAGAGGACCTGGGAGGCCCGTTCTTCACGCAGAAAACATACGCGATTGTAAACAATCAAAAGCGTAAAATTTCTGGAAGTGATGTAACGGGTAATGCGGTCTTTCATTACGAAGGACCGGTATTCCCAGTATCACCGCAAGAAAACCTATACCCTGCGCCCATCCATAGCAATAATATGCAATTGGATGCGTTCGGGGCTACGGCTATCGCGCGATGTAAACCCACTAATTCAGTCGCTGACGCTTCAACCTTTCTGGGCGAACTCGTTCGAGAGAAGCTTCCCAATATGATTGGGTCGACTCTCTGGAAAGATCGGACGTCCCGTGCCGCTAAGGCAGGGGATGAATTCCTAAACGTCCAGTTTGGTTGGAAACCACTAGTTAACGAAATCCGCAATTTCGCGGGTGGCGTTAAAAATGCTTCGGCTCTACTAACACAGTATGAGCGCGATAGCGGTGGTGTTGTGAGACGTCGGTTCGACTTCCCTATACAAAGGTCCAGTGTTACAGAAGATTACGGAAGCAATAGTACCGTTATTCTACGGACTAGTGCTAACGCTCTCTTCGACGCATCGGACCTTGGGGTCGCGAAAGTGACCAGTGAAACGGTCACCAAAAGGTGGTTTAGCGGCGCATTTACTTATCATTTGCCTTCCGGATATGACAGCCGGAACCAAATGGATAGGCATGCGCTTCTGGCCAAAGAAATACTTGGCCTCCACCTTACGCCAGACGTAGTCTGGAATCTCGCCCCTTGGAGCTGGGCTGTCGATTGGTTCACCAATACGGGAGATGTCATTTCGAATCTCTCGGACTGGGCCAACGACGGTCTGGTTATGCGCTATGGATACATGATGGAACATACCATCACTAAACGTATCTATAGCCGCAGTAATTCTGGGTTAAAGCCCAGAACGTATGCGCTTCCAATTGAGTTCGTCATTGAGACGAAACAAAGGAGGAAGGCTAACCCCTTTGGTTTTGGCATTACCTACGAGGGTTTGTCACCCTTGCAGGTCGCCATTGCAGCAGCTTTGGGATTGTCCCGGAGCTGAAGTCCCGTTTTAACGGGGCGTCAAACACCAGGTGCACCCTCACACGGCTGCATCTTGATTAAAGGAGCCGCCTATATGGCATTCTCAGATCCCCAGTCCATTACGGTGAGTGCAGTCACTTCGTCGTTGCCAAGAACCAACACTGGCAATAACAAAAGTGAATACACATCCCCGGATGGACTAATCAAGCTTTCCGCGTCCCACGCCTACGGGCGTCGGACAAGGAGAGTCTTGAGAATCGACTATTCGAAGATGGCCCCGGATTTGTTTATCCCTGAAAACAGTCGGTTGCAGTCGATGAGTAACTACATCGTCTTCGACCTTCCGTCTCAGGGGTTCACAAACGCTGAGGCCCTAGCAGTGTATACCGGCTTTAAGGCCGTATACACCGCAACTTCGGACGCGCTCATTTCCGATCTTCTCGGAGGTGAGAGCTGACCAAGGACGAGCACAAGAATCGATTCACGATTTCAGGGGAGTATACGTTGGTGATTAAACACCTTCATATAGTCTTCCCGTTATTCGTGATGGTTCTCACGCTCGGGTTGGTATTCGGTGAGCAGATGACAAGAGAGATTCTTGAAACTCTGCGCTCCATATTCTAAAGGTTAAAGGAGGTGACAACTCATGACGAGAAATCATCTCCTAGTCATAACACTCTTAGGAGCAATCCTTTGGGTGTTAGGCTTCCTTTTGATACGGACACTGTTTAACCAACTACCTAGGTTAGTCTTAGAAGGATGGGTTAGCATGTTAGTTTGCATGCCGTGGCCCACCTATATGGTAGCTAGAGAACCGGACGTCATTAACCTGGCATTACGCCAGGATGATGTGTGCGGTCTCTAGTTATCCTTCTATTCTGGGAACCCTATAGGCTAGGATTATCCATCCCCCTTATATTTTAAGGAGGTAGATATGAAAAGCCTATTGTTGCTCTGGTCAACGCTTGCACACGAATGTGCAAGCAGATGTCACACCAGCGCCACCCGCGACATTGAAACCGTCGCGTCGCGTGTCGAACACGAGGGGTTATCGTTTCTCACGATAACCCTACCCTGCTTTGGTAAGGCATTTGAAAAATGCCTAGACCAAGGTTGGGTCGACCCAGCACTGTTTGCGAAACCATGCTCTTACGAGATGGATAAGCACAGTGGAGGGCACCTTCCAAAATTCTTGGGAGGATTCCTCGATCGTGTGTTTGACCGCAATAGTGGTTTACTGATGAGTAAACCGTGCATAGACTCAATTCTTTCTTTACGTCAGTTAACTCTGATGTACGGAAAGATGCTCTCACCTTGCAGCGATGCAAGGACAAGGGCAGCTATGCATGACTTTATTCACTGTGAGCAGGAAGTGGAGAACTCTTATTCTAGCATTTGTTCCATTGATTTGGAAGCATTTGCTAGGATTTCAGAGTTGCTTTTTCACGAAGTCTTCCAAGCGACAGACTTGACCGTCATGTCGATGGATGGCCTAATGCCAAAGCACGGTCCAGGATCGACTGCGGATAAACTTCTGGGAAACCAGAAATATCTACAGCGTGAATGGACCGATCGTTTAGAAGAGATCTTCCCTTCGGGGAATTTCCTTCTACCGAACTGGTCATATTCTGACCAGCTCAGCGATGTCCGCTTCCTTGAACCTGGCGCGGAGAGACCTGTTAAGGTCATATCCGTTCCTAAAACGCACAAGACACCTCGTATCATCGGAATCGAGCCCACCTGTATGCAATATATGCAACAGGCGGTTCGCCCGGTGATTCAAGATCAAATCCAGAGGGATGACTCCCTCAGGAAGATCATCGGCTTCGACGATCAGGGCCCTAATCAGGCTCTGGCGTTGGAAGGCTCCCTATCTGGAGAGCTCGCGACACTCGATTTGAGTGAAGCGTCCGATCGTGTCTCGTATCGGCTTGTACAGGATATGGTAGCTCCTTACCCATTTTTGAGTAAGGGTTTGGATGCTACCCGATCCCGGAAGGCCGATATACCTGCCATAGGGAGAACTATTTCCCTTAGCAAGTATGCGACTATGGGTTCAGCTCTTTGCTTCCCAGTTGAGGCCATGGTCTTTGCGACCGTGATCTTTCTTGGGATAGAACGAGAGCTCAGTAGGCCACTAACTCATGCAGACGTAAATCGTCTGAAGAGAAAGGTGCGCGTCTACGGAGACGATATTATTGTCCCTGTAGACTTTGTGTCATCCGTCGTCAGCACTCTCGAAACCTTCGGGTTTCGTGTGAATGCTGCCAAGTCTTTCTGGACTGGTAAGTTCAGAGAGTCTTGCGGTAAGGAATACTACGAAGGCGCGGACGTATCAATAGTCCGAGTCCGACGGGAATTCCCGAAGCGACGGAAGGACGCTTCTGAGGTTATTTCTCTCGTGTCTCTTCGTAACCAGCTTTATAAAGCTGGTTACTGGAGCACAGTGAAATGGCTCGACAAGACCATTTGGAAATTGCTAAAGCACTTTCCGATAGTCGAGTCGACTAGCTCAGTACAAGGCCGTCACAGCTTCCTCGGTTATGAAGCCGAGTATGCGTGTGAAAACCTACAAGTCCCTCTTGTCAAGGGATATGTAGTCAAGAGTCTTATCCCCAAGAACCAAATTGGGGATTCGGCTGCCTTGCTTAAGTGTTTCCTTCAACAAGGCGACGAACCTGTCGTCAATGAAGACCACTTAGAGCGTTCAGGACGCCCCTTAGTCGTCGACATCAAACTAAGGTACGCTACTCCGTATTGAACGGAGTAGGGGCCGAAACGGCCCTGCGGGAGATATCAAGAGTCTCT